AACGGGATCATCGGAACCGTCTCAGAACTGTCTTCAATCTCAAACATGGCAACCTTTCAGTTGGCAACCGGAGGAATTAGGCCGTGAGGGCAGCACGGTTGCCGCCTGCTGCCCTCACGGGGTCTGGTTCGCCTAGGTGGTGGCGAAGGTCTTCGGGGTGGAGGTGCCGCCCGGGGTGGTGACGGTGATGTTTCCCGCACCAGGAGCACGTCCGGGGACAACTGCCGTGATCTGGGTGGGCGAGTTGATGGTGAACGACGCCGCGTTGTCGGTGCCGAACTTCACCGCGGTGGCACCCGTGAACCCGGTACCGGTGATGACCACGTTGCCGGCAGCAGCCTGCGTTGATGCGGGGGCGCTGGCGGTGATGGTCGGAAGCGCGGGTGCGGTCGCGATCAGGGTGGTGTCCCACTGTGCGGCGATGTACCCGGTGATCGGGTCCTTGAACGCACGGAACGTCAGCCCGAAAGCGTTGATCTCCGTCGCACCGTAGGTGAGAGCCTCGCGGTCGGTGACCTTCACTCGGGGGTAGTGGGTGAGGATCACATCCGTGCCGGAGATACCGACCGTGATCAGGTCACGGTAGGTGGCGACAGAAGCTTTGGTCAGGACCAGCTTGCCGGTCGAAGTGTCGACGGTGGTATCGAAGTAGGACTCCACCAGGGTGCGGCTGCGCTGGATGCCGGAGAATGCGACAGCCCAGGTGCCGGGGCCGTCCTGATCGATGACGACATCCTCATTGTGCGCGGTGAACTGTTTGTTGTCACCGGGCTCAGGCGTGAGGCTGAAGCCATCTTCCCCGTAATAGCCGAGGTCGAAGCGAACGTTTCCGCTCAGATCCGACGTCGGGTCCCACGCAGATCCAGTGGGCGGGATGATCCCGTAAGCACCGAGCAGGATTCGACCATCCTGCACCAGGCGCACTTTGGCCGGGTCGTTGACCCGACCGTTATCAATGAGTGCAGCGGCCATTTCTAGCTACCTTTCGTTTCGTGTGTGTTGTGACGAACCGCTTGGCAACTAGCGGAGATTTGTGGGGTTACGGGAGCCTCGCGACAACGATCAGCACGACCGTTTCGTAGCTGTATTCGCCGGACGCTGAGTCGCGGAATTCGTTCGGCCCCGCGTTGAGAGCGGCCCGAACGACCGGTGAGCCGTCACGCGGCGCCGACTCGATTTCGTATGCAGCATCAGCCGAGAGCTTCAGGGCGGCAGCTTTGCTCGTCGCATCAAAAGCCTCGACCGATACGAAGTAGATGCGCGAGACGGGTGTCTCGATCTGCTGCGGGTTCACCGAAACAACAACCTGTCGAGCCAAGGTCGTCTGACGTTCAGCGGAGGCGGTGGAATCGGCGATACGGGCTTTGACCCGGTTGATCGCCCAGAGGCGAACGTCGGGCCAGCGTGAGGCGAACTCGGTCAATTCAGCTTCACCCGCCCTAGTGCCTCACGGAGGGCCGCCACGCGGTCTTTCCGTGAGCCCTTCCCGCCGTCGTCGACAATCCACACCGAAAGACGCCCAGACGGACCATATGTGCGAGAGACGTAGACCTTCTGGTTGGGGCCTTTCGCCGACTCCGCGGCTTGGAACAGCGCCTTTTCCACGCCCGAGCCAGTGGAATCGAGAAGCAGGTTCTCTCGGATCGCTTTCCGGTTCACTGCATTGAGGGGGAAGGATGCTTTCACGGTTGCCATTAGGTCACCGCCTTGACGGCGAACTGATCGCCCTTGTAGCCGGTGTACCCGGACCATTCGCCGACTGCGCCATCCACGGCATATCGCAGCCCTCGAACCTCGACTTGGTCGGTTGCGAGAATTCCTGTGGGGGCGGCCCCTCGGATATAAACGACCCCGCCGTGAATGACGGTGTTGGACCCAGGCTGTAGCGCTTCGGCCGGATTCGCGGGGGCGAAGAACCCGTCGAACGCCTTCCAGAGAACCCACGCGACCGGCTTAGGGTCGCCGTATTCGTCTAGTTGAACGTCAGGCCGGAACACCTTGATCTGCTCAGTCATACAAGACCTGACCGGACGCGAAAGGAGCGGATCGACTTCGGCCGGGTGGCAGGGAAAATATCTGCTAGGTCGGTGTTGTCGAGGTACAGAAGACCGGAGGAGATTGCAGCGTCGATCGTCCGCGACTCGGTCATCGGGCCAGTCGTTTCTGACAGTTGCCGAATTCCCTCAGGGTTCATCAGTACTCGTTTGGCGGCGTTCACTAGCGCTGCAGTTATCGCTTCTGCGGTCAGTGGGTCGGCCCAGAGCAGGTCCAGGTCGATGTGTCGTCGACGTGCGGCCAGTCGCAGCTTCATCGTCGCCTGCTGGATCAGACCAGTGGCAAGATTTATCTCCGCGTCAGTGAGGGGCCGGAACACGGACTCAATGTCCTCCGGGTAGGCGAACGGGTCCATTCCGGCCCCTCACTTTCTATTCGGTTGCGATTCCTTCGGCCGCTAGCGCGTCGATGATCTCGTCGCGCGTTGCGTCCTTGTCCGTCTCGAAGCCGTGGCTGGTCGCATAGGTGCGCCAAGCTGCAGCATTCGAACCGGGACCGCCCTTCGGTGGGATGACCCCACCGGACGCGGCCTCCGATGGAGCCTGACCGCCTTCCCAAACATCGGGATTGGTGATCAACTTGGCGACGTCCGCGGGGATCGTGTCACCAGGGCCATACGCCGTCGACGTCTCTCCGGTATGCACGTACACGTACGTCACCAGGTTCGGCATCGCTTATGCCACGTCCGCGATCATGAGCAGTTTCGGCTGCTCGAGGATCGGCATCGCGACCGCGTCGACGAAGGTCTGCTGACGGTACGGCGGGCCATCCTTCTCGATGACACCGACGATGCCGGGGGCATCCTCGAACGCCAGGTCGGCCTTGTTGGAGTCGACGAGTTCGAGAGCGGTCGCCGAGACGCCCCATGCGGTGTAGCCGAGGTCGCCCAGGTCTTCCGGGGTGAACAGGATCCGGTCGTCGGCGAGAACCGGCGTTGCGGTCCCGTCCACGTCGAAGGTCTTGTTCTTGACCACGGTGACGGTGGGGACGCCCTCGGAGGCGAGCAGGCCGTTGAGCTCGTCGATGTTGACGCGAGTCTTCCCCGACGTGGAGCCGTGGACGGCTCCGACGATCTGGGCGTTCTGCTGCATCAGGCGGACGATGCGCTGCGAGGTTCGTGCAGCGCCGGGGACGCCACCGTTTGCTGCGGCGTACACGTCGCACCATGCGATGTAGTCAGACAGGGCGGTTGCGGTTGCGGTTGTCGTCCAGAGGGTCGACGGCGCGACCTTCTGGTTCGCAGGCACACCGAAGTCTGCCTCGCCCTGGAATCCCTCCTCGTTGATGGTGAGAATGCCGTCCGTCAGAACGTCACCCCATGCCAGCTCGAGTCGGTTCTGGACTTCCTCGGTGAGGGACTGGCCGTCGTTGTAGACCGCCTGGGCCAGAGCGTCGACGTTGGTTCCGCCGGTGCGGGCGAACTCGAGCTGGAGTCGCTCGTACTCACCCATGCCCTTGGAGGAACCGAGAGGGAGCAGCTTGACCCGCTTGTCGGAGCCGCCGTCTCGCTGCGAGACATGGATGCGTCCGTCGAAGCTGCGGAATCGAGCCGTGCGGTTCGTCTTCACGATCTCGCCGAAGTCGACGGTGTTGCTGGTGAGGTAACGCGCGGGGAACGCGTTGAGGAACGTCAGGTCGCGCGGGGTGGGTACCTCGCGGACGAACGTGGTCAGGTCGGCCGGGGTGACCGGGCCGTCGAAGAGAATTGCCATGTCGAGGCTCCTTACGCCGAGAAGTGGATGAGTCGGAGTGCGGTCTTCACCGCGGTGGTGGCACCGCCGGCGCCAGAGGCGAAGGGGAGCTTGGCCGGGTTCACGAAGCCGTGCACGAGACGTGCCGAGCCGATCTTCGTTGCGCCCGTACGGACACCCACGGTCGAGAACAGAAGACCGACACTGTCGTCGGCCCACGTCTGCCGGCCATCCGATGCGGTCGAGTCAGCCGGACCCCAGAGGCCGGTTGCGGTGACCTTGGCGATCGCCGTACCAGACGGGATGTACCCGTTGGGGTAGTGCGTGCCTGCGACGAACAGGCTGACGTCGAGCGTCACCGAAGGCGTGGTGCCCGGGTCGGTCCCGTGCGGGCTCAGCAGCCACGAACGGTTCTCCACCTGCTTAGTGGTGGAGGTGATGGAAATGTCAGTCACGATGGACTCCTTTGAAAGTTGAAAAGATGGCTACTTCTTGAAACGACGTTCTGCTTCTGCCTTGCCCCGCTCGCCAGCAACAGGCGCGACCTCATCAGTGCGCCCCTGCCCCAGCCGGACGTGACGCTGCTCCGTCTGCCCTTTGGTCTCGGTCGAGTTCGCCGCCACCCACGCTTTGATCGCGTCAGTGTCGGCACCATCGCCCTTCACGAACTTCGAACGGTCGAGATCCAGCAGCGCGGATGCGCTCGGGATTCGTCCGTCGAGTTCTCGCTCGAGCGCCACTCTCACCCGTTCCGCAGCGAGGATCTGACGCACTTCGGCGCGCCCGCGCTCCTCGGCCTCAGTAATGGCTTTCTCCGTGTCGGATAGGCCAGCGGCTTTCAGATCGTTTCGCTCTTTTTCCAGGGCTGCGATTGCCTCAGGAGTCCAACTGCCGAACGCCTTCACCCGGTTTTCATGCTTGCGCGCATGGAACTGGTGGTAGGCGGCCTGCTGCTCAACGGTCATGTCCTTGACGGGCGTGTTGGCCGGGAAGCCGGGGTCTTTCTCCTGCTGTTCCTGGTTACCGGCACCGAGCTCGTCGTCCTCTGGGACAAAGAACCGCAGGCGGGAAACGGGGGCAGGAGCCGAGAAATGGCGGGGGGTTGAACGGTGAAGCATGATTCGTCTCCCATGTCGGGTAGGTGATTTCCCCATGGCGGGGCAGCCACCCGAACGGGTGGAAGTTGGAGGGTCAGCTGATATCGGCGCCGCGGGAAAAATGCTGACCGCGCCACGCCAGCACGGGGCCGATTTCGCCGTGCTCGTGAGTGACTGTGAGATCCAGGTAGTCACTCACCGAGTTGTCGCCGGTGAGGAGCCTCGCCCCGCGATCAGAGGTTCCGAACTCGGCTTCCACGGCGGAGTGAATTCTTTCCAGCAGATCAGCGTTGATGATCTGCTGGTTCGGGTCACCGCTTCCGGGACGCACCCCGCAGTCACACCCTGGATGGATGGGTAGGAGATCGCCTCTGTGATAACGCTGGGTGGATGCAATCACGCAAAGCGCGCAATTCTCTCGGCCCGTAAGGACCCGCTCATAGGTGGTAATCCCGGAGCGGCCCATCGCATTGCGCGCTGAGTGCGTCTTCGACAGTTGCATGCCGGTCGACACCAGAGATGCCAGCCGGGCCCCGCCAGCGGTGACGGCCGCAGTGAGCGTGGAGCCGTTCGAGAGGTTCGTGTACAGCGTCACAAACGGGCGGTTGTAAACCTCATCGGATGAGACACCCCGCAACGCCAAAGTAGAGCTGTCAGCTACATCTCCTCGAAGGATCGCCCCACCAGTCTCCACTGCGGCAAGGCGAGAGACGTACGCATCAGTGAGCTGCGCAACCCTCGCCTGACCAGCCTCAACCCGCGGGACCAAGGCTGCGATCAGACGCTCAGCATCTGCGTCACGATAAGACGGCAGACCGTTCCACAGCCGCTGAGCGTAACTTTCCACCTTGGCTCGGACCGCCAGCACCTGAGCGTCATAGGCGGCGTCCAATCGCGTGACCATGGGTTAGGCGACCGGCGCCGGCGGGGTTAGCTCTTCGGTCAGCAACAGTTCGTCAGCGGCTTCCGCTT